TATAACCATTGTTTGTTTTTAAAAAGTGACCAATACTTTGTATCTGGTTCATCTTTTGTAATAATGTATTCTTTGCATTACCTAATGTAATGTGTGATGCAATTGCAAAGTATAAAGCATTTCTATTTCTATCTATAAATCTTAAACCTTCAGCTTTTGCTTTGATATAAGGTGCTTTACCTTTTTCAGTTTTTCTATTATCAATTTCTGTATTGATAAAGTTTTCATAATAATCTCTAAACTGGTCTTGCATAACTTTTACTTTTGCCATACCAGCATTTGAATTTTTAATGTAATAGTTAAAGTATGTTTTCAATCTGTATGCAACTGATAATTGGTCTGTCACATTTGTTGACATTAAATCTAAAATTGGTTTTGCTTTTGCTAAACTACCTTCAGCCATTCGTATCTGTGCATCAAACTTTGCCAATTCAGATTGATTAAATGTTGATACACCTGTTGTGTCTTTATAAGCTGCACTTGCTAAAAAGATATTTCTATTTGTAGAACCTTTTACTGTACCAAAACTTGCTGATAAAGATTTCATATCTTTACCATTATACTGAGTATGAAATACAATACCCATTTTTGCTTGAATAATCTTTTTACCAATGTCACTATCTACAGGCATTGCATATGTAATTGTATTAGGTGTAAAAGAAACCATCTTCTCACCATCAATACTAACCATCTTTTTATCATCTGTAAACAATAGGTCACCTTGTAAGATGCCTTTGATGTTTAGTTTAGATAGATAAGCAAGACATACTTTTAATTTCTTTGCAACTTCACCACCATGGTTACTATCAATATCTCTATTTGTATAATTGATTTTAGGTGTTTTGTTGAAAACTGATTTAGTACCGACAAAGAATTTGCCGTTTTCTGGATTGATACCACAGATAATAGCAGGCGCACCGTCCCATTTGACAGTTACATTTGCCTTACTACGAGATGAACCAGCCAGCATATTTCTGACCGATTTTAGGAAATTAATTGCGTTCTCACCACCTTTGGAACCACGATTGATAATATCGTCTTCCAAATGCTCTAAGTGAGTATTTGTATCCTGTGTTTGAAACCCTTTAAAACTAAACATTTTTCTCTCTCATTTTTATCCATTATACTATAAAATAAGCGCTTTGGCAAGCACTTTTTTCAATCAATCCATCAACAAATATGCTTATATTTATAAGATTTTTAGTCTAAACCGTTGTATTTAACTGCTAGGTTGTAGAATTGACCTAGTTTATGCTTGACACCAACTTGGTTACTTCTCACCGACATGTTCATAACACCAATCTTTTTACTACCATTATATAAACACAATAAGAAGTTTTGTTTTGATGATGTTGAGGCCTCAGCAGTTACCTTATTGGCTTCTGCAAGTAATACATTTAATCTATTACTATCTTTTACTTCTTTGTATGTGTCGTTTACTGCCTTAATAATTGTAACTGGTACCTCAGATTGTTTTAATATTTGTTTACGACAATAAGCTGCAAACTTTTTATAATCTTTAGTCATTACTTTCATAAGGTCTTTACGAATAATATCTAATCCTTTATCATACATTTCATCATATTTCTTTTGATTATCTCTTTCAACTTTTTCTAACTTATCAAGTGTAGAGTTTCTTTCTGCATCATCATAGTTTCTACTTGTGATACCTACTTTATTGTAAACTTCTTTTAATAGTTTTGCTCTTAGATTTTTAGATAAGGTGCCGTTATCAAAGTATTCATAAATGGGTTTAACATATGTGTTAAGTAAGGGCTCTTTTGTGGACTCACCACCTGCTTTTAACGATACACCTAAAATTGAACCGTCATTAAAAAAGATTACAATATCAGCAGGTGAATTAGCAGGAACACCAGCCGGTTTTGCTCGATATGTCCAATACACATCTTTAATTTTCTTTTTACTATTTGTGTCTTTTAAATATTTTCTGATTGCAATTGCATTGGCCATTTTTGTACTGTACAAAGAGGACTCTGGCATCTGTTCGATAAAATCTTTACCAGCTTTTGCATCACTAGCTGTTACATAACACTTTTGTTTTGCGTTATCTAATTTTAAAATTTTATTATAAAGAACATCAACCTTAGTATCATTAATACCATTTAAAAATGATAAACAAGGTACAAGTTCTGTAATTGTGGAGTTTAAAGTGGTTTCTGTCATACCACCAGACATTGGTTTGTAAACTATTCTAACTATTTTACCACCAATTTCTGTTTCAGTAACATCTTCACTAGACAAGGAAGTTTTCTTTACTGTAACAGGTAGTTTTTTAGATTTGAAATGATTGCCAACATGTTTTCTTGCTGTAGCCCTATCAGCCGCTCTTGCATAAAAAACATCAGCACTCTTTGTTGATTTCTTTTCTTCGAAACTCAACATAGCACCAGCCTTCTTAGCTGCCTGTTCTACAATTTGAAATTGTTGTTTTGTGATTAACATTTTTCTCTCCTTTACATATTTATAATACACTTAGGAGAGAGTTTGTCAATAGTAATTCCAAAGAAATTTAGGAATACCACCATTTTCTTGCCAAACTTTGTGTTTGTTTTGCAGGTCAGCAACTCTTTGTGCATCTTCTTCAAAGAAAAACTTGGCAATAACATTATCTGTAGGGTGTTCTTTGACACACCACATAATCTTCTTGCCTTTCTTCTCCATTTCGGTAGTATATTTCAATTGTTTCTCCAACTTTCCTGGTCTTTTATCACCTTTGTGAAATCTAACTCTTTGTTTTTTCTTTTTTACCATACCCAACTGATATATGAATATCTGGTACCTTTCGTTACTGGTTCTACTTTATGAGGATACATGAAGTTACTAGGAAATATTAATATATCTCCTTTTGAGAAATCTACCTTATCGTCTATTAGGTAAAATTCACCACCTTTATAATCATCATTTAATACTCCTAATACACTTAGTATAGGAATTCCTTTTCTTTCACCATCAAACATAGAGTGAATATGGTCGGCATGTAAAGCCATCTTTTTGTTCTCAGCATACTTGTTAAATCTTACATGAGAATAACCTTGGTATTCTGTAAACCATGGCATCTTTAAATCTTGTACATATTTGTATGCTGTATCATCTACAAATTTATTAAGTTGTTTCTTAGTAGAAACATTACCCCAACTCATAGATAATTCTTGTGAGCCACTTCTCGGTTTGTTTTCACCTGTTTTTGCATTATAAAAATTATGTTCCTGAAATTCTAATGTGTCCATTTCTTTTACAGTTTGTTCACAAATTTCATGTGGCACAACTCCTCTATAGAGTTTTGCATAATGCATCAATTCATGTTCTATGTTCATATTTTAAAGTCAGAAAACTTATCGTAAGCTCTCTCTTTCTTCACATAAGGGTCTTCAGTTTGGTTTGCATCAACAATATTTTGTGCTGATTGGTTTACATCATACAATCTCATTTTACTTCTATCTACACCAATGATAAATGCACGATTAACGCTAGGGTCATTGTATCTGTTCTTCAACTGTTTGACTTTCATTTGACCTAATGCTTCTAGTTCTTCGTTTGAAATCAAAGCAAACATAAAGTCAGCAGTAGCAGGTAGACCAAAACTTTCTGAAGTATCTTCTAGTCCAATATCTGTACTTGTAAAACCAGTTCTTGTTGTTTGTGTTGCACTAAAAATTGGCACATCAAACTCTACAGCAAGGCCACGCAATTCTTCAGCAATGGCCTTGATATAGAAATAGGAGCTAATGTTACCACCCTTAAACCTGCTACTAGCACAAATATTCAAATAGTCAATGAATATAATATCAGGTTTAAAACTCTTCTTTAATGACAACTCATTTAATAAACTTCTAAAATGCCCACTATGAGCAGACGCTGTTGGATATTCTTTAATGATTAATTTACCATTTGTCTTTGCATTAATCTTTTTAATCTTGTTATTATATAAATCTTTTGGCATTACATGTAGGTCTTCCATAGAAACATCAAGTAAGTTTGCATCAATTCTTTCTGCAATTCTTTCCTCGGCCATCTCTAAAGTTACATACAACACATTACAACCTTGCTGTAAATATGCACTAGCGGCATGACACATGAATAGAGATTTACCAACGCCTGTGCCTGCAAGAGCAATGTTCAAAGTTTTACTTGGAACACCACCCTTTGTAATTCTATTCATGTAATCAAGGTCAAATTGGTATCTTTTTTCTTTAGTGTGATACCATTCAAATCGGTTTTCTGCATCATCTAAGTAATCATGGCCTACAGACTTGTCAAAAGAAACGGCCAAGGCTTCTGATAAGATATGTGGTATTGCCTCTGGTGTATGTTGTTTATCTTTGCCGTCTAAGATTTTAATACCACTTAATACTGCATTATGGACAGCACGGTCTTTACAAAACTTTTCTGTAGTATCAATTAGCCATTGTTCATCACTATTTTCATTTGAAACACCAGCAACATAATCTTTAATCTCAGATAGTTCTTCTTCATTAATATCTTTTCGTTTCTCAACTTCAATTAAGATTGTTTCTTTTGTAGGCAGATTATTATACTTCTCAACAAACTGAACAATCTCACCAAATAAAACCTGTTCAATTCTTTTTGAAAAGTATTCTGCCTTTAGAAAAGGTAATGCCTTACGAGCATATTCTTCTCTAAAAAATAAGTTACTTAGTATTGTTGTTTCTAATCTATTCAATTATCGCCTGCCCATTTTTAAATTGTTCATCAAGTAATTCTACTAAAATATCTCCAATATAATCTATAAATGCCTGATTGTCAAGTATATCCAGGTCATTAGGATTTTTTACTATAGTATAATCAAATGCCAATGGTAATCTACCACTTTCATCTTCTTTGGCCTCTGGATGTACACCTACTTTACCGTATTTGTAGATTACATCTTTGAATTTACCTTCAGTAAGTTTGATACATGTATGGTCTTCGCCCTCTTTCTGAGCGAATACATATCTACGCTTCGTCTGGTTCGTCTGTTCCGTAGGAGAATTTTCTTTTTGTGTACTCATCAATCTTCTCTAATACCTCTTTTGTAAAATATTTTTCAGGCTCATCATTGATAGTCTTACCAAATACTTTTGTACCATCAGGTAATTCAATTCTTGTTGATACTTTATTGAATATACCAGCTTCAATGGCAAGGTCTAATAAACCATAATGCCTATCTAAACCTTCTTTGTATGTTAGTCTTACATCAATTTGTGCATTTTCTTTTGTCAATCTACTCTTATAATTTTTACAATGTATGATATTACCAACTACCTCAGTACCATCTTTTTCTTTTCTCTTACTAAGGTATACGATTGATGAGGCAGCGTACTTCAAACCTGAACCGCCACCCATTTCTTTTTGTGGGAACATTGAACCAATAACATCATAGGTGTGATTAGTCATAATCATAGGAACACCTGCTTGTCCTAGTTTCAATGTTAAAACTCTAAATGCTG